ATTAGTAGTATAACCACTATTATTCGTCCATTGAGATATGTTACCTCCTTTGTTGGTAAATGTCTGTGCGTTATTTGCGGTAGTAGTTCCTGTAGTGGTAGAATAACCATAAGATGTTATTTTATCTTGAATTGCTGCTGAAGTCATTATACTAGTATCATCATCAGAAAATGATTCACTGGAAAGTTGTACTGTAGTACTTTTAAAGTGGTCAAATGCTATAGAATTATCAGCATAATGAGCCTGTTGAATAGCATCATCTGCAATTAAGGCACTAGTAATGGCATCGTCTGCTATTTTAGCACTCGTAATTGCATCATCATTTATTTTCGCGGTTGTTACTTGGTTATCAGCAATCAACGAAGTTCTTATAGCATTGTCAGCGATTTTCGCAGTAGTAACAGCGTCATCTTCCAAACGAGCGCTATTAACAGCACCGTCAGCTAGTTGAGCGGTATCTATCGCATCGTCAGCCATCATTGCGTTAGTAACGTAATCGTTAGCAAGTGTGCCAATAGAAAGTGTCACGGCTCCGCTGGTTCCTCCACCAGAAAGACCTGTTCCTGCATTAACTGCTGTTATATCTCCTGAAGCTGTATTTGTGATAGTCACAGCTGAACCAGACACGGATGTTGATATACCTGTACCACCAGTAAAAGTCATTGAATTTCCAATAGACACTCCACCTTGTCCACTACCTCCAGTCATACCTATACCTAAAGACCTTATAGTTACACCATCGTCGGCTGCATCTTCTCCAATATATAACATACTAGAGTTAGCCGCCGTAGCATTCGCTGCTACATGTTTAATAGCGAGCTCGCTCTTAACCATGCCTCCTGTTGGGGTTGCTGTTCCTGATTTTTGCTTTATTACATTTGCCATTTTATTCTCCGAAATATGCCATCATTGCGAATAGCTCAGGCATATTTAAAGTTATCGTTAGTTTATCTAACTTGTACTGTACGTTCCACCATCCATTGTGGTGTTCGTAAGTGTCATTGTTTCGCTGTCAATAGCTGCTGCAACTACTGATGCTGCAATACTTGAACCTAAAGAGGTAGAAGTACCACAAATAGTTATTGCGCTGTTTGCTAGATGTACATTATCAACTGCACCGTTTGCAATCTGGTCACTGTCAATAGCATCATCTGCCATTAAAGCGTTTGTTATTTGGTCGTTTGCTATATGAGCTGTATCTATACTTCCATCTACATATGAAGCGCTGTCTATTGAGTTTGCTGCCATTAAAGCAGATGTTATTTGTGAGTTTGCTATATGAGCTGTATCTATACTTCCATCTGCAATCTGTGCGCTATCAATAGCATCATCAGCCATCATAGCGTTTGTTACAGAATCATTACCTAAAGTAATATTACCTGTACCATCGAATGATGTACCGTTTATAGTCCTTGCGTTTGCCAAAGCTGTTGCAGTTGCTGCGTTACCTGTACATGAACCAGAACTTCCAGAAGCATTACCTGTTACATTACCTGTTAAAGCTCCTTCAAAGGTTGTCATAACCAAAGTTCCTGCTGTACCAGATATCACACTACTAGAATCAGTAGCGTCTGCAATCATTATAAACTTACCAGTAGAATCGTCGAAACCCATAAAGGCTTTCTTTGCACCACTAGAATTGTATTTCATGATGATTCCTCTATCTAGATTATCATCTGAACCAGAAGCTCCCAACTCAAAGAGTGGGTCAGCTATACTAACTGTTGTTGAGTCAACTGTTGTGGTTGTTCCACTAACTGTAAGATTTCCTGCAATTGTTACATTATTAGGTAGTCCTACTGTAGCGGTTCCACTAGAATAAGATACATCTACCTCATTAGCTGTTCCTGCTACTATAACTCCACCAATATTAGAGGCTGTTCCAGTTTCTAAAGCAAATTCTGTTCCTGATAAATCAAGTCCATCTCCTGCTGTGTAAGTTGTGTTAGAAGTAGCTGCTGTAGCCCAAGTAAGACCGCCATTGTTTCCTGATTGTTTCTGTAAGAATTGTCCATTACTTCCTGAGTTAGAAATGTAAAGATTATCTTCATCAACTGATTGAGAAGCCATGTGTTCTAAATCCACAGCTCCAGCTACTAAATGTTCGCTGTCTACTTGGTCGTCTGCTATCTTACTTCCGACAATTGCATCTCCTGCAATATAAGTTGAAGCTATTGCAGAACCTTGCCAAGTTCCTGAAGATATCGTACCAACAGTTGTTACGTTAGCACTTCCTTGGTATCCATCTTTCAAACCATCAGGTGTGACTGCTCTTGCGGCGTCTGTTCCTGTGGTTGTTTCTGCGGTTGTTGCTAATTCAACAATACCCGCATTACTATCGCTTGCCGTTTCTCCTGCTATAGTTACTGTAGTACCTGAAGCACTAGTATCTATACCTGCACCACCTGCAATAGTAAAAGCTGCGCTTCCAGAAGTATCTGAAGCTGTATTACTATCATCAGTTGTTAGTACAACGCCTGTTATGTCACCGGTTCCGGCATTAGAATCAATATACGCTTTGATAGATTGTTGAGTAGCTAAAGATGTTGCTGAGTTGGACCCAAAAGCATCTTCATCTAAAATCGGTGCTCCCACCCAAGTTGCAGCTGTTGCTGTTCCTCCGGCTGTGCTTGATGCACCTATCTTAGTTCCAAGATATATTCTACCATCGTATGTGTTAACACCGAGTTCGGCGATTTTAAGGCCATTTGTTGCGTGTGGGACTGTTGCAGCAGTCGTCAAACTTTTCATTAAAATTGTATTTGCCATTTTTTAATCACCTTTTATTATGAGGTAGAGTAACTACCTCCATTTATCTCTCCATTAGTTAATTTTGCTTTATTAATTGTGATTTCATCATTGTTGCCTCCGCCACCATCATCTGAAGTATCTATACTTCCTATCTCTGTTCCGGCTGCGTTTTTAAAACTTATCTTCCCATCTGCTGGGGTTATAACTACTTTATCAGGCATCAGGTTCCACCACCAATTTTGCATCTTTTCTTTTTCCAATAACACTCCAATCAAAACTCCATTGCTCTTTGGCATTTGTTTCTACCCAAAAACCATTTTCATCTCTCTTCGTTATCCATACATTATAATCTCCATATGTTGTTAGCCCTACTGTGTAGTCAGGGTACACCATATTTGACCAATAGAGTGGTAAATCCACTGCTACTCGTCTTCTATCATCATTTACGTCGTAAGACCCTCTTCCATACATTCCATGTTCAGGTCCTTCTAAAGAACCATAAACTAATCTTTTACTATCATCTAAGGGGTGGGGTATATTAAAACTTTTCGTTGTTGCTTCTAAATGCCCTGTAACTGATACAGCTGCATTAGTAGCAGCAGAATTGCCACCCTCGACTACTAATCCAGTAGTTCCTGAACTACCAGTAGTCCCAAATAACTCAAGCTTACCATCATCGTCACCACCAGAAACACCTTGAGTTCCTATATTGTTGCTTCCAGTATTATAAACAAAAGAATCTGCAAATGTAATATTTTGTGTGTCTGCCTGTAAGGAAACTGCTCCAGCAGGAACTCCTGATGCTAAATTAATAACAACGTCACCAGTATTAGTACCTGTAAGTGTTCCTCCTCCAGTTGCTATTCCTGTAAAAGTAGTATCACCTGTTTGGATTTTCCACTCATCATCTCCTTCGTCCCAAAATAATTTACGATTGGTTGCATCTCCTCTTTCCACTTCTATACCTACATCTGTACCAGATGATGGTTGACCAGATGCGTCAGAATTAAGTAACATAAAACTATCTTTAACTTGTGTAGTTTCAGATAATGTAGCTATTGCTTCTCCTTGAACTGTTAGATTGCCAGTTACAGTAGCGTCACCAGTAACTGTTAAATTACCTGATGTTGTAGTATTTGCACCACTAAAAGTTAATGCTGTAGTTGTTCCAGATTTAACAATTAAGTTTCCACCTGTATTTGTTGCACTACCAAAAGTAGTACCTCCATCTTTAAATAAAACATCACCACCATCTGCATCAAGTGTTATATCACCTGCTGAATCTAATGTTAGTGGGTTTCCTGCAATTGTGGCACCTGTAGTACCATCATGTGTAATTGTAAAATCATTACCTACTCCCATATTGAATACTGAAGAATCTGAAGTTAAAGAAAGGTCATCTCCTACAAGTATATCTCCAATAGATTTTATATTTCCATCTACTGTTAGTTTTTCTGTAATGTTGCTATATGCTAATGTTGAACCTATTCCTACATTTCCTGAATCATAGGTTCTTGTTTTTGAATCTGTAGCAGTGCTAGATTCTTGTGTCCACGCAGAAGTAGTTACACTTAAAGCATTGAATTTATCATTAAGTGCTCCCTTAGAAGGTGCTACGTTAGATACGTCAGCCCATGTTGCACCAAATGCTTCGTCGGATACTCTGTCATCAAGTTTAGATTGGATGTATTGTTTAGACATTAACCTATCGTCTAAAATTAAAGAGTGTCCTCTAGTGGTTTGGCGTTCTGCTCCCATTCCGCCTAATGGTTTTCCTTGTTTAGATTTTGAGACTGGCATATATTTCCTTTGTGGGGTTGGTGGCTAGTTTTGTTTGCCGCACTAGCCAAGCGACTAAATTAGTAAGTTATGAACCTATCTACGAACCGATGAAGATAACACCAGCTTCTGGACGAATAACTTTCAATCCATATCTCATAGACATGTATGAACCAGTTATTCCGAAACCGGGATTTGCTTCCTCGACAGTTAGGCCACGTCTCTCTACATAAGCTACTGGTTTAACAGACATGTCGAAAACACCGAAGCGTGATTTAGGGATGTAAGAGTTAACTATTACGTTAAGACCGTAAAGTTGTCCTACAACACCAGATGCTGCTGTGTTGTTAACATAATCTATTCCACCTTTGCCTCCTCCATTAGTTCCTAGAGGAACTGTGAAGTCTGCAAGGTTAAGTAAATCTTTGTAGTGAGATGGTGATATCAAAACAGTGTCTGCGTTAAGACCTTTTGCACCGATTAACTCGATAGCAAGGGTCAAATCTGCTAGACCAATATCTGATGTATCTCCAGCGCCTGCTCCTGCGGACGACGTTTGATAGTGTCCACCAAGACCAGCCAAATCAGCTTTGGAATAAATTCCATATTCTGATAATCTCTCAGAGTCTTCTAACGCACTTGCTGAGTTGTCTCCAAAGAAACCACCGTGTGAGTTGTTAGCGAAAACTGTGATTGCGCTTTCGTCAGTTGCTGCAACGATGCTGCTTCCACTGATACCTGTTCCGTATGTAGTGTCTGCAAGACCGAATACTGTTTTGACGAAGTGTTCCGTAACGTGTCTGTCTACTGCTCTGCGAGCCTCATTAAGAGCCATTTCCATTTCTGAAAATCTTGAGTCTTCCAACATTCTACGGGTTACTCCGACTGCAATACCCCATTCCTTCACGCTGATTCTCTCATTTCTGAGGTCAGTGTGTTGGTACTTAGGCGTTGCGCCTTCTTCTATTTCTTCTAGCTTCATGCTAGGTTTCATAAAACTTATGTCTACATCTCCACCTGTGTCAGTTGTAAAACGCTCTGCGAACATGTTAATTACAGGCATATCAGTGATTCTATAATCCTGAAGTGCGTCTTTGTAATCAACGAGTACGCGGTTTGCTACGCTTGACAATTGTGAAGTTGCTAGACCTTCTTTAGCTGTTACCATATTTCATATTCTCCTTATTTAACCAATACCTTGAATAGTGAGCCAGCGGCTGGTGCTGCGGTGTTTGCTTCGAGAGCAATTGCAACAGTTGTCTTGTCTGCCATAGAAGCTTGCTTGATAAGTGTGCCATTTTCGCCTACTTCCAAGAAATCTCCTACTGCAACGTCGGCACTGTCACCGTCAACGTTAGCCATTAAAACTACACCACTTCCGGTTACAACAGAGCACAAGTCTCCTGATGCTGCATCTACCAAAGCAAATCCAGCACAGCGTACGCCGTCTGTATCTGCCATTAATGCCTTTCCGGTTACGGCCTGAATTTCAATAGCTGAACCTGCTGTGATAGCTTCAGCGGCTATGAAATTGATGATTCGAGCTGGTGCTCCACCATCATTTACTAATACTGCTTTTGTTACTGCCATATTTATTCTTCCTTATTTTCTTCTTGCCTGTTGAATACTATTTGACCATCTTTCATCGCGAACATTCGTGATGTTTCTGGTGCTTCTTCAACTGGTTTTGCTTCAGCTTCTACAGATTTACCTTTTCCGAAGGTCCTTTCGGTCTCTTCTGGAACAGGCATGTTTTCCATAGCCATGCTGAATCCTTCTAGCTTAATCTCATCCCATGCGTTGAGTTCTTTCATACGCTCTTCTTTAGTCTCGTCATTCACCTTTCCGAGGAGTGCTTCCTTATTGATAATTGCATCAACGAATCCAGAAACGCGTGCTTTTGCAAGCTCTGCTTTTCTAGCTTCTTCTGCTTCCTCAAACTTGGCGATGGTGGCGAGAGCTTCTTCATGCGCTGAAGTTTTCTCTGCAAGGACAGATTCCATCTCTGCGAGTTTATCCTTCATAGCTGCGAATTCACGCTCTACTATAGGATTCTCTTTTTTAGTTTCTATTACTTCTTCTGCCATAGTTACCTCGCTAGTTGACCCGTGTTCACAGGTACAAGCTTCTTCGTCTTCACCCCCACAAGGGCAAGACTCTTTTTCATTTTCTTCACATTTCGTTTCGATTGTACATGCGTCACACACAGGAGTACGAGTCTCATTATCAATGAAACTCACCTCGACAGGACGAATGTCTGTTGCAAATGGTTCTCCTAAGACGTCAACATCCTTGGAAAGCCAATCAATACTGACATGAGTCATATCGCCATTTTCTATTTTCTCTAACACTTCATTTGCTTTTTGTGCATCCTTGTGGATACGCGCCATAAGCTTCACAGCTTGTAAACCATCTTCTAATTCTACGTATTCCGGGTTGATAGCCATGCCCAACAAATCGTCGGGGGTACGTTGATGGTTGAAATAAACCGGAAGCTCGTTGAAAGCTTCTATATTATCTTTTAGAATACTTGGTTCTATATAAACCTTTTGGTCACCTTCTTCATCGTGGGGGCCTGATGTTATTGCAATGACCGGAAATTCATGATAATCTTCAACGAGTTCTACATCTCCAAACACTTTCATTGCAAATGTTCGTTTAGTACCATTACAGTCACTTTCTTTACTTGCAAATTGTCGGCCAGCTTCTTCATCTGGCATTGTGTCAACTCTCATCTTACATAAGTTAGATGCTAGTTCTTGGTAGTTCTCGTGGCCACGCTTTTTTAGTCGTGGCGCTGTTTCTAGTAAACAATGCTCATAGGCATAATCTTTACTCATCTTTTCTATCCCCCGTTGTATTTGCGGATGGTTTATTACCATCATCTCTGTTTTCTGTCCTTGCGGACTCTTCTTTCTTATCTTCGTCTTTTCCACCAGATAGATTTGCATTCTCTGCTGTATCTTGTATCTCAGATACTCCATCTGGGTTCAAACCTCGTTCCATTCTAACTTCACCGGGTGAAAGAACTCCCTCTGAAAGATATACCATATCAGTCTTTGCTTTAACAAATGCATCATCTACGTTGATTTGTCTAAACTTAAATCTTGCCTCGCCACTTTCTAATTGTGGCATTAACTGTGCATTAATAGCAGATTCAATAGCTGATTGTAAATGTTTAACATATGGTTCAAAAATAGGTCTTGCCTGTTCTGGCTTTTCCCACATTGTAACTGGTACCTTTAAAGCTATATGTATCTTCTTTAATATATCGTCTGTGTACTTACCATACTCAAATGCTCGTTGTGTACCTTGTAATTCTTTAACTGAAATATCATTACCGTGTATGATATCTTCACCGGGTTCTAATCCGTTGAAGGCGTCCACCACTTCATTAATTTTGTCAGCATTATAAGGCATATCGGGAAGTCCGCAGCTAATATCAAACCTACTATTAGCGTATTTATTGAGAGCAGCTCCGATATCCCGTTCTGCATAATCTTTAAGGTCAACCAAATAAAGAATTGGATGGATGTCACTAAGACCATAAGCGTAATCATCGAATGGGTTATTTTTAAATTCGATAATTTCATTTTCTTCAAACCTCACTGATTTATCATCCGAGCCTAAATCTTGATAATAATACATTATCTGCCCATTTTCAGCTCTTTGTACGTTCATATTTAAAGAGGACCTTAAAATTAGGTTATCTCCAGTCCATTCTAAGTAAGATGTACCAAAAATACGACCATTACGTAACCAACCATATAATAATTGGTCAATATTGACCTCATCAAATAATTTAGTGATAGCTAATCGTTCTTCGTCATTATCTGTTACTATGTCGTAACCGTCCTTGGCCGCATATAGACACGGTAGGTCAATAAGCGTTCTAACAATAGGGTCAGCTAGGTACACATTCATGTACGTTCTTGCGTCTCCTATTTGCTTTTCGTATGCAGAACCGAACATTCCTGAACTCTTCTGGAGTTGGATGCGTTTGATGACACCCGCTCCGAAGTCTCGGGGTTCGTTTGCTGCAAATGGTGGGTTAGACCCCACCGACGCAAATTTACGCCTATTCCAAGGCAAATAATCACGTAGAGCCATAGCTATCAATTCCTATTATATAAACAGAGTATATAAAGCTTTCGCTCATAATCCTCC